ATTCAGACACGAAGGCGGACAACCTGATGTTTTCCAAGTTTGCGTCTGGGTTGAGTGGACATGGTCAGTTGCTAGCCGCGCACGTTGACATGGTGGCGGTGCAAAAGGCCGCGCAGCGAATGCTGGCGACGGTTGAAGGCAAGGTGGCCACCAAGGCACTGGCGGCGGTTGGAAAGTTTGGGCGGGACAAGGTCAAGTCGGATATTCCGACGCGATACAAAAGCGTGCGGAAAGCTGTGGCGTGGCGGCATGTGAAACGCAAGTTCAATGCCAACGGGCGGGCTGTCAAAGTGGGGGCAGGTGTTGGGCCGAACATTCTGCGGAAGAAACGACTGACAGACAAACAGCAGGCGAAGGCATCGCAGTTGCGGGAGAAGATTGCGACCACCCAGAAGTCCCGCAAAGACAGCAAGCGGGCAGGCGTTGGCATCGACAAAGCGAACGTGCACTGGTGGTTCAGCGGCACGCAGAATCGCATGACAGGCACCAAGCGCGGACGTGTTGGCGGGAAGCGTGGGCGTGGTGGCTGGAAAGGGAAATCCGTGCGACTGGATACCGGAGGCAAAAAGGCAAACCGCGGACGTATGCCACCACAGGCACGTCCCATCATGGTGACGCTGTCCGGGTACAGCGGAAACATTCGCGAAATCATCCGCGTTTACGTTTCCGAGGGCATCACAATTGAGGGGAACCGAAACAAGTGATTACCGGAATCCTGAATCTGTTGATTAACACGTTAGCCATCAGCAACCTGATTGGCAGTCGGTGTTACGTCAACAAAGCACCGCAGAAGGCGGCGTTGCCTTACATCGTTTTGACGCAGCTCAACAGCGAGGAATTCTTGAGTCTGGACGCAACCACGAGCACACTCCGGAGCATCGTGATTGACGTGGATTGCAAGGGCCGGACGTTCCCGGAAACGGAGTCACTCGCAAACGCTGTCAAGACACGATTGACGGACTACAGCGGAGCAGCGGGGGGTTTTACGGTTGGGGCCACGATATTCAACAGCGAGTCACACGACTACGAGCCTGCTACAGACGGCAGCGACAACGGGGTGTTTGCGATTACGTTGGACTACGACATCATTTTTAATCCATAGGAGAAGTGAGAAATGGCAAAGCTGAAAGTCAAAGGCACGGTGATTGAACAGGCCAGCGGCACCACCTACACGGCGGTGGCACAGGTCACAGGGTTCAGCATCAGCGGGATCGAAACAGAGACCTACGACAGCCGGACGCTGGACGGCACCGCAGGCGTTGAATACGACCCGACAGGATACGTCGAAGGCGGGAGCGTGACGTTCGATCTGTTGTATGATCCTGCATTGGCCGGACATCAGGCAATCACCGATTTGGCGGTGGCTGCACACCTCACGACGAACGGATTGCCGAACGACGTGAACTGGAAGGTCAAGTTCGCCAACACCGCGAGCACGGAGCTGACGTTTGCGTCAAGCGGGATCGGCGTGGACATCACCGGCGACGCAACCGACGGGCTGCGATCGTCGATCACGCTGAAGTGCGACGGGTGCCCTGTATTGCCTAGCTGATGAGGTGATCTGATGAAGTGCAGAACAACGCGGGATCTGGGTGCGGTCGATTCGTGGCAAAGCCCGCTGATTGTCGAGTCTGACAGTCGGCGGTTTGTCCCAGTCGGAACGGTCATTGACCAGACCGAACACCCGGAAACGAATTGCGTGGCACTGGTTCGCAATGGCGAAGCGGTTCCACTGGATGACGAATGCAGGAAGGCGGCTGCGATGACGCAGGCGCAAATTGACGCGGCGGTGCGGGCACAGTTCAAACTGCATCAGCCGGAAACAACAGACGATTTAGAGGGGAACGACGATGAGGACAGTGATTGACCCGGCAGCATTTCGGACGCCGTTACCAGTTCCACGGGAGGACGTACCGGTTCCGGAATTCGGCGAGGGCGTGGTGATTCCGGTGTGGGGCATGACGGCACTGGAGCGGACACGGTTTGAGCAGGCGATGCAGGGCAAATCCGGACCAGTGGCCGCGCGTGTTCTGGAGATCCGTGAGCGGCTGGTGGTTGCGTGTTGCAAGTCCGATGACGGCGTTCCGCTGTTCACCACAGCGGACGTGCAGGCAATCGGACAACAGCGGGCGGACGTGGTCGAGCGAATCGTGAATGCTGCACAGCGGTTGTCAGGATTCACGGCTGCGGACATCGAGACCACAGCAAAAAACTGAAACGTGATCCAGTGAGGTTGACAGCGTATCGGCTGGCCGAAGTCATGGGCTGGCTGGACGTGGATTCCATGCTGGATCACATGACACCGCAGCAATGGCAGGAATGGCAGGCGAAGGACGCAATCGACCCGATAGGCCACCGTGGAACACATGAGGCTTTAGGGATCTTTGCAGCGATGGTTGCCGGAGCACTGGGAGGTCGAGACGTGACACCGAACAGCGTAATGTGGTGGCGTGGTGAGCAGCAGGAATCGAAGCCTGCCAGCCACGACGTTGCAGCAATGGCACTGCAGGCAATAGGAGCACGACGCCGTGGCTAGTCTCGGAACATTGGCCGTCAACATCGGGGCGAATACCAGACCCCTGAAACAGGGGCTGGACAATGCACTGGGGCAGGCAAAATCGTTTGCCAATGGCGTGTTGCAGACCTTCACAGGAATGCAGTTGAGCAGCCTGTTTTCGGGGGCTGTGCAGCAGGTCAAAGGCATGGCGTTGGGTGTGGTCAATCTGGCCGCGGAGGCGGAAGTTGCGCGGGCCGCGTTTTCAACGTTGCTGATGGACGTGGACAAGGGCGCGAAGTTGTTCGGCGAGTTGGAAAAGTTCGCGGCACGGACTTCGTTCAGTGTGCAGTCTGCAGGCGAAGCCGCAACGATGCTGCTGGCGAAGGGTGTCGGCGAAACCGACATCATTCCCACAATGCAGCTGCTGGGCGATCTGGCGATGGGCAATTCCGAGAAACTGGGGTTTCTTGCCAAGGCTTACACGGACGTTCAAGCCAAAGGCAAACTGATGGCGCAGGAGCAGAATCAGTTTGCTGAAAACGGCATCAACCTATTTGAGTTGCTGGCGAGAACCACAGGCAAAAACACCGCTGAATTGATGGCGATGCGTGAGGCCGGACAAATCAGTTTCGGCATGGTGCAGAAGGCACTGATTTCGGCGACTGCCGAGGGTGGCAAGTTTTATGGAGCGTTGGAGAAGGCAAACGCGACGTTTACTGGTCAATGGAATTCGTTGATCGAGGGTGTGCAGACGCTGGGGCGCATGTTAGGCGAAATGGTTCTGCCACACCTGACGGCGATGGCCACGAAGGCCAATCAGATCCTGCAGGCGTTCGCGGCAATGCCGGAGAAAGCAAAGTTTTTGGCGGACGTGTTGGTGGCAGCAATCGACGTGGGCATGGCGTATCTGGAGGAGCAGTGGCCAAAGTTGATGGGCCGACTGATCACCAGCACCGCAGCCGCGGCGCAGCAGGCACTGGATTTGACCAATCCACTGAAGATGATCGGCAACGCACTGGGCGCAGGAATGAACGCGCAGGGCAGGCCGGGCGGCAGTCCTGCACTCGGCGAAGCGCAGGCACGCCTGGCCGGGCTGCTGAAGCAGTTGGAAGGCGCAGCAGGTGCGGGCAAAAAGCCGGACGCGCTGAAGGCCGTCGAGGATCAGATTGCAAACGCGCCACCGCCGGATCTGGGCAAGGCATTGAGCACATTCATTGACAAGGCACGCGGCAGCGCACAACCGATTCTGCAGGCCGTTGCGAACGGCATTGAAAAAAAGGTGTTCGCAGGTGCGAACATGATCAACGCATTTTCGGGATTGTTTGGTGGCGAGAAAAAAGAGACTCCGGCAGTTCAGGAATCACGAGCAGCAGCAGCCGTTCAAAAGGGCTCAGCGGAGGCGTTTGCGGCAATTCGAGCAGCCATTGCGGGGCGTGAGGACGTAGGAGTCAAAGCCACGAAAGAGCAAACCAAAGCATTGGTAAAACCATTAGTACAATTGGTAGATTTAATTGAGAACGTGCAGCCGTTAAAAATGGTTC